TATTTATTTTATTTATTTTATTTATTTTATTTATTTTATTTATTTTATTTATTTTATTTATTTTATTTATTTTATTTATTTTATTTATTTTATTTATTTTATTTATTTTATTTATTTTATTTAATATTTAATTATAATTTAAATAATTTAGTAAAAATTAAATTAGTAAAAATAAATATTTTTTTGTATATTTTTTTAATAATGAGTTCTATGAAATACAAATTATCATTATTATGCATTATTAAAAATGAAGATTACTTAGAAGAATTTATTATTTATCATAGAATTTTAGGAATTGAACATTTTTACATTTATGATAATGAATCAACATTTCCAGTTAGTGAAAGATTAAATCATTATTTTTATCATAAATATTGTTCAATTATACATTTTCCTGGTTCTGTAAAACAAATGGATGCATATAATCATTGTATTCAACATTATGGTAAAGAAACTGATTGGTTATTAATAGTAGATGGTGATGAATTTGTTTTACCTAAAAAACATAATAATTTAATTGATTTTATTAATGAATTTAATGATTATTCCGCTGTTGCAGTAAATTGGATTAATTTTGGCTCTGGGTATTATCAATTCAAGCAAAAAGGATATTTAATAGAAAATTATACATATTGTCAAAAAGAGCCTGATGGTCACGTAAAATCATTTTGTCGTCCTTGTGATGTGAAGAAAATATATAATCCTCATTTTGTAATATTAAAAGATAAAAGCGAATTAAAATATAATGGATATGTCGATCCATTAAAAAATAAATTAATTTTTGATAATGTTAATTATTATAATAATAAAACAGCTGTTGCAAGTATTGGAGTAATTCAAGTAAATCATTATTGGGGAAGATCATATCAAGAATTTGAACAAAAAATTAATAGAGGACGTGCTATGATGGGTGATAAAAGAGAAATGCCTCCTAATTATCATGATTTATATCATTTTAAAGAAGATAAATTAATTATTCGTAAATATTTAAGTGAATTAAAAAGAACTTTTAATGCTATTTGTACTCATCCAAATATGTATAAAATATTAAATAAGGGATTAGAAAAACATTTAGGTGATAATTTAGATTTATATACACGTCATTTAATTGATTTTGGATTAAAAGAAAAAAGACCTTTTAAAATTGAACATCTAATATCAGATTTTAATTTAGAAAATTATAGATTAAATTATAAAGACTTAAGTAATTTAACTTGTATGCAGTTAATTGATCATTATGTAAATTATGGAAAAACAGAAGGAAGAATTTATAATAAATTAATTAAATAAATTAATTAAATAAATTATTTTTATTTTTCTTTTTTTTAATAATTTTATTGTTTTAATAAAATTTTAAAAATTGATCTTTATTTAATTTTTTTTTAGTAATATGGAACTAATACCAAGATTTCATCAAGAATTATTTGTTAAAAAAACAATAGATAAAATTAATGAAGGTTATAAAAATTTTTTATGGGGTTGGAAGTGTAGAGCGGGTAAAACATATGGTGTTGGACATTTAATAGAGAAATATTATGAAACATTTCATGGATTGAATGCTTTAATAATAACACCAGCACCAAGTGAAACATTAAGTCAATTTGGTAATGAAATGTTTGATAAATTTGATAATTTTCGGCATTTTAATGTTATTGAAGTAAAAAAAGGATTAGATATTTTAAATGTGAATGCTAATAAAATAGAAATTATGAATAAAATGCGAAATAATGTATATGTAATATCAAAACAATTATTAAATAATTATTTAAAAGCAATTAAGAAAAATAATGAAAATGATGAAAATCATGAAAATGATGAAAATAATGAAAATAAATTATATTTTCATAATATTTTATTTGATTTAATCATATTTGATGAAAATCATTTTGGAGGAACAACAGAAAATTCAAAAGAAATATTAAATTTATTCTGTAATGAAAATAGTAAATTAATATTTTTAACGGCTACTTATCAAAAAACATTAGTTTCTTATAAAATTGATGAAAGCTGTCAATTTTTTTGGAATGTTGAAGATGAAACTTATTGTAAGCAAAGAAATATTGAAAAATTAATGGTAAAACATGGTATTGATGATGTTTCTTATTTTTTGAATTCAAAAAATATTGATAATAAACTTGGATTTTATGATAATATGCCTGAAATGCATTTAATTTCAACATTAATGGATGAAAATAAATTTAAAAAAATTAAAGACAGTCTTGTAGAAAATGAGAAGGGTTTTTCAATGGATGTTTTATTTAGCATGAATAAAAAAACAAATACTTTTTTATATGAAAATGAAATAAATGAAATATTAAAATATATTTGTGGTGAAAGATGCATTCTTTCTGGAGAAAATAAAATAATGAACAAACATATATATAAAAGAATTGTTGATATTAGTAATAAAAAACAATCAAGAACAAAATTAAATAATGAAAATTTTAGTACTCAATTATGGTTTTTACCTTTTGGAATAGGATTAAAAATAGATATATTAAGTAAAAATTTGAAAAATTTGATGTTAGAATTTGATGAATTTAAAGAATATGAAATTATGATTATTAATTCAAAAGTAAAAGAAATTAAAAATTTAAAAAAGCATATTTTTGATATTGAAAAAAAAGCGTATTTGAATAAAAAAAAAGGGTTAATATTATTGGCCGGAAATCAATGTAGTTTAGGAATTACTTTACCTTTAGTTGATATTGTTTTTTTAATGAATAATATTACTTCATCTGATAAAATTATGCAAATGATGTATAGATGTATGAGTGAAACAAGTGATGGTTCAAAGAAAATTGGTTTTGTTGTTGATTTTAATATTAATCGTGTTTTACATACGTTTATAGAATATCCAATTATTAATGATTTAAAATTAGTTAATAGTCATAAAAAAATAAGTTATATGATTGAAAATAATTTAATTCATTTAGATGAAGATATTTTTGAATCGCGAAACAATAAAAATGATTTAATTGAAAAACTATTAATTATATGGAAAAATGATCCTGAAAATGAACAAAAAATGTTAGAAAAAAGAATAAAGAATTTAGATTTATATTTGAATGAAAATGAACAAAAAATAATAAATGAAAATTTTTGTAAATTAGGAAATAGTTTTGATGAACATTTTGTTAGATTTGATGATGAAATATTTCAAAACTTACCTAAAGGAAGAAATAGAATTCCTGTTTTTAATAAAGATTTAAATATTAATGATCAAGATAGTGATTGTGATGAATGTGATGATTTAGATAATCAAAATAATATTGATAATATTTCATTACAAAAAGATATACTACCTTTATTATTGCCTCTTATAGCTTTTATGAATTGCGATGAAGACAATGGCGATTGCGAAAGTAATCAAGAAAAAATAGAAAATATAAATATAGATATAAATATAAATATAAAAAATTATATGGATTTTATAAAAGAAAATAATGATTTAAAAGAAATTATAAATGATTATATGTTTATGTTATGGGAAAAAAAGAATTTATTTGATTTTATTTATTTAATTGTAAATAAATTTTTAATAGGAGTTAGAGAAATAAATAATATCTTATATCAATTTAGGATGGTATTTAATTCTTTAATTGATAAACCTGACGAATTAGCCACTTATTTAAAAAATAGTTTAAAACCAAAAGAATTAGAAAAAAAGAAATATGGAGAAGTTTTTACACCTAATGAATTAGTTGATGAATTAATGGATAAGTTAGATGAAAAATATAAAAAAGAAAATAAAAATAAATCTATTTTTAGTAATTCAGCATTTTTATGGTATGACCCTTCGGCTGGAATGGGTGGTTTTATGGTAAATGTTTTTTATCGATTAATGAAAGGTTTAGAAAGTGAAATCAAAGATGAAGAAAAACGTAAAAAACACATATTAGAAAACATGTTATATATGAGTGAAATTAATAAAAAGAATTGTTATATTTTAAGTAGATTATTTAATTCTAAAAAATATAAATTAAATATATATTGTGGTGATAGTTTAAAAATTAATTTAAAAAAAGCATTTGGAATTGAATATTTTGATGTAATTATGGGAAATCCACCCTACAATAAAGGAGGAATTAAAGCACCAGGAAGTAAAAATAAAAATACTAAAAAAGAAACAATATGGACTGATTTTGTTCAATTGAGTGTGAATGAAATGTTAAAACCTAATGGACATTTATTATTTATTCATCCATTATCATGGTTAAGAAAAACAAATAAAGTTCATGATTTATTATGTAATAAATATATTTATTGGATGAAATTAATGGATGCATCACAAAGTAAAATAAAAATTAATGGTGAAATAGCTATATCATTATATGTATTAGAAAACAAAATGAATGTTAAAAAGAAAAAAACGGAAATTCATTATGAATTGCGAAGAGAAGAATTATATGGAAACGAGACTTATTATATAGATAGTAAAAAATCTATTCCTTTAGCACATTACGGAATTTATGATAAATTAAATAAATTTATAAATGATAATGATTTGTCTTTAAATGTTGAATCGAAAACTATAACTTCTTATGGAAAAAAAATGGAATTACCTAAAAAATATAAATTAGAAGATAAATTTAATGTTGATACTTATACAATAAAAGAAGGTTTATTAGTGAAAAAATCAAAAGACTTGTTTGTAGATGCTGATAAATATAAAATTATTATAGCAAATAAGACGAATTTTGCGGGAATGTTTGTTGATAATGGAAAATTAGGAATGACAGGAAGCGATAAATTTTATATTTTGGGGAGTGATTTAGGGAATTTAAAGAAATTAATGAATTTTATGAATTATAAAATATTTAAATTAGTTATACAATTTATGAAATATAGAATGTATTTTCTTGATAAAGAAGCGTTTGAATTTATTCCTGATATAAGAAAGTTTAAGAAATTTTTAAGTGAAAAAGAATTATATGAAAAAATAGGATTAAATAGAATTGAAATGAATTTTGTTGAAAATATGTAATATAAATAAAATATGAATTTTTATTTTTTTTTTAATTTTTATAATAATTATTAAAATAATATATATTTTATATAATATATTTATTAAATATCTTTTAATTTTTCTTGTTTTTCTGTATCATTTGTATATTGATGTTTATCAATATTATTTTCTTCATTATATATATTTTTTTGTGTATCTAATAAAAAATGGAATAATTGAATAAAATTATCATTTAAAAAATTAATTTTCTTAATTTTCTCATTATTATTTTCTGTACATCTTAATAATTCTTGTATAGAATTATTTTGTGCTTGTATAACATCATTTGTTATTATATCCCTTTTTGTATCTTTTTTTGTATTTTCATCTTTCATTTCTTCAATAATTTCAGCCTTTAATTCATCTTTTAATTCATCTTTTAATTCAGCCTTTAATTCATCTTTTAATTCAGCCTTTAATTCAGCCTTTAATTCAGCCTTTAATTCAGCCTTTAATTCAGCTTTCATTTGTGTCTCATTTTGTTGAAGTGTTTTTAGTACATTAAAATCTATTGTAAGTTTAGATTTTGATTTTGAATTTAATTTTTGTTCTTTTAAAATATCTTGATTATATTCTTCAACTAATGCCATTTATATTATAATTTATAATATTAACAAAAATCAATTTTTTATTAATAAATATTCATAATAAAGATACATAATAAACATTCATAAAATTAATGTATATTAATTATTTTTTAAACATTTTTTTTGAATATCCAATAACAGCACAAGTAATACGTGGTCCAGCATGTCCTGTTGTTAAACTATCTTCATGTCCTCCCATACCTAAATCGTCTGGTTTTTCATGAATAACAATTGAACGTCCAATAATATTTGATTTTGTACCACGTAATTTAATTTGATTGTCTTTAATGTTTATTTGTGCATTTCCTTTTTTATCAAAATATATATTTCCTAAATCACCTACATGACG